TTCTGACGTATTTCGGAATTTTCATGGCGCCCCTCCTCACTTCACCAACTGCAGCTGCAGCCGCTTCGCCGTCTCCAGATCATGGATCAGGATCCTGCCGCTCTTCTCATCGCGGAAATGGACCATGGGGCGATTCGCCCTGCCGCCCACCTCCTGGACTCTGTCCACAACCAGCCTCACGCCGTTATTCCTGCCGATGTAGCGCTGGCCCACCTCAAAGTGATCGTTGATGATCTCGAACAGATACATGGTCATTCCTCCTCTACATAGCAAGACACTTCGATGTCCTGATAACTGTTGGTGATGATGCCGTCACGGGGGCGCTTGTGGCTGAAGTCTGTGAGTCGGTCTACGATACCGCTTGCGATTTCGCTCTTGGTGAAGTAGCCGCTCAGCTCCTCGCGCAGATCTTCGACTTTGTCGAAGGATAGGTGGCGGCGATAGCGGTGGATGTACAGGGTGTAGTCAATAATTTTCAAAGTGAAAACCTCCTCAATTTGATCTCATGGGCTCCAGCCTATTGCCCGACCGGAGCAGGGGCGCGGGGTCAGCCGACGATCAGGTCGTACACACTGTACAGATCGAACTCCGCACTGCCGGTGTCAAGCAGGCTCTCCAGAAAACGCCTGACACCAACGCGGGTGAGGATCCCTCTGTCGTAGAAATCGGCAGCCATGTCGATCACTTCCTGAGTGCTGTACTTTTTCATGTCGTTTCCTCCTTGTTTTTGATCACATTATCCTGGCGGAACAAGAGCGGTTTACAGGTATCTGGCAACCCAGCGCTTGGCAGAGGTAAGGGTCTTGCAGTTGACCAGGGTGACAAAGTAATCAGCCACTTTGACCTCCACATCCCAGGTGTCGTCGGAGATCTGGGTGATCCAGATCAATTCGCCGTTGCGATCCTTGGCCGCATACCCGGTGTGGGTGCCGTCTTCCAGATCCATCTCCTCGATGGGGAACCATTCATACTTGCTGCTCATGTCATTTCCTCCCGGCCATCAGGCCTCTCTCATCCGGGGGATCACGCCCCCCTCACTACACTTGTATTTTACACCTTTTATCGTGTAATGTATATTGACAGAATGCACGAACTTCGGTGTTGATCTTTGGTGATTTTGTACACTTGTTTCCGTGTAGAATCTGCGCTATAATCGGTGTAATCAAAAAAGAGGGGGGAGATACCATGGCATTGCGCTATAAAACCGACGTTCTGGCTGATCTGCGGGCCGCCGGCTATAACACCGGCCGCCTCCGCAAGGACAAGCTGCTCAGCGAATCCACCATCCAGAAACTCCGGCAGAAGGAGGGCGTATCCTGGAGCAGCCTGGAGGCCATCTGCAACCTGCTGGATCGCCAGCCTGGGGATCTGATCGAACACACAAGGGAGGACTGATCCATGGGCTTCCGGTATCGAAAAAGCATCAACCTGGGCGGCGGCGCCCGGATCACCATCAGCAAGAGCGGAATTGGCTACAGCTGGGGCCGCAAAGGTTTCCGCTTCACGAAAACAGCCTCCGGCCGCACCCGGACCACAGCCTATATTCCCGGCACCGGGCTTTCCTTCGTAAAGGAATCTTCCGGGAAGCGCAAAAAGCGCAAAGCCAACCATCAGACTGCCACGAAAAGAAAGTCCGCGCCTGTTGTCGCAGCTGCTGCACCCCAGAAGCCGCTTACCGGAGAGGAAGCGGTCGCTGTAGCGATTCTGTCCTCAATGGCCATCCTGGATCTTATCATTCTCTTCACCATCGGCCTTGGTGTCGCGCTCTTCGTCCTTGCTGTGTTCGCTGCGAGCGGTTTGTCCATCCTTTGGTATCTGATGAGCAGCGATGACGCAAAGAAAGCTGCACCATACCTGCAGCAGGTTTTGGAGCAGCGGGAAAAGTTCCAGGCCATCGTAAATACCACCGATGATCCGACCACCGCAAAAAAGTATCTGGATTATCTGCTGGCCACCATGGATGAGCTCTTGACCTTCCGGGAAAAGGATCTTCGCCGCTCCGGGCTCACCAGGGAGGCCCTGTCTCAGCAAAAAGCGGATCTTCTCGCCCGGTATGATCTGATCATCTCCCAGGCAGAGCAGCGCTCGCTGGCCAAGCGGCTGATCGCCGTCCTGCTGCGGATCAAAAAAGAACCATACTGACACAAAACCCCCACCCATCCCGGGCGGGGGTTTTCTCATCTGTACATCTCCGGTGGCTCGATCTCCTCATACATCACGGTACACCGGCAGCTGGGATGGGCAGGGGGGACCATTCCGGTCTGGGGCTCATCCATCAGCTTGTGGTTGATCCTGCGCCGTCCGATGACGTGGCCGTCCAGATCCTTCAGATCATAGTAGAAGTCCTCGTCGATGTCGATCACCTTGCCCTCCAGGCTGCCGCATACGTCACAGACGCGCTCATCGTCGGCGGTACACCACCGTTTGATCACCACGCCCATGTAGCCGGCCTCCTGGGCCTGCTTGGTGCCCTCGTAGCTGCCCTGGTTGTAGGCGAAGGCAAGCTCCGTCCTGGCGATCAGATAGCCGCGGTAGCGGTGCATCCTGGCCGCGTAGCGGGTGGACATCTCCAACGCCTTCCGGTTGCTGACGCCGTTGGCCAGCAGACTCTCGAAGTATTTCAGATTGGCCACGCTCTGCTGGTGGTAGAGTCCCACCATGGGCCGGATCGCCCTGGCCAGCAGGTCCACGCTCATGTTCTCCAAAACGGCCGCTCTCCTGACAACGGCCCGCAGGCCCTCGATCTGGTTCTCCGTCACGCTGGTGACAAAATCCGCGGACCGCTGCTCCGTCCAGGTCTTCACGCCGTCGCCCATGGGATCGAAAAACCACTCCGGGTATTTCTGGCGGATCTCCTCCGCCGCCTCCTCCATGGCCTCAATCCACTTCGGCTCCAAGTGCTCCTTGACGAATTTCACATAGTCCTGCCGCCATTCCTCCAGCAGGTTCTCATCGATGACGCCGGCAAGGATGGCCTGCCGCAGCTCCTTGTAGGTGATCGCCTTACCCTGGGCGCCCCGCAGGTTGACCAGGAAATACACCAGCTCCGGCTCCTCCCGGTCCAGGAAGGACCGCAGCCGCTTCAGGGTCTCCTGGGCGGCTGCAATGGTCTTCGGGGCGGGTCCGCGGCGCTTCTGCACCGGGTAGGTGATCTTCTTGAATGTGTAGCCCATGGGCTCTCATCCTTCCTCGGTTATTTCCCCTGAATGAGATAATACTGCGCCTGTTTGGTGTTGATCTTGGCGAAGCTCTCCTCGCCGTTGATGGCCGCCACATGGCCGCCATCCAGCATAATAGCGTACTCCAGGCCCAGCTTCTTGGCGAACTCGTTGACCTGGCTGCCGGTCATGGATTTGCAGTAGCACAGGTAGACCATGCCGTTCTTGCAGCCGATCATGGTGTGGTTGGTGAGCCGGAGCACGTCGCTGTAGGCGCCGGTGAAGCCCTCCGCAGCGGGGTTGTAGTTGGCCAGCAGGCCCAGACCGCCCACCGCCCAGCGGACGCCGGAGGGAAGAGCTGCGGAGCTGATGGTCCGTTTTATACCAAAGCTGCCATTTGCCAGCCGGTACAGAACGCTCTCCGGCTTGTCAATGTGGGCATGGCAGGAGGCACCGTACACCGTCTGGCCGTTGTTGATCAGAATGGAGCAGGGCTTCTTCAGGTAGCTGAAGCTGCCGCTCAGGCTGTTTTCAAAGCTGCCGCAGCCCTTGGCCGGGTTGCTGATGGTGATGTCCTTGCAGACGATCACCGGCTGGCCGTAGAGCTGTACTGTCAGGGGGAAGCAGTTTGCTTTGAGCTTGACGGCCAGATCTACCATGGTCTGAGAACCGATCAGGCCGTCGGCATAAGAGCCGATGACCGTCTGAATCGCCTTGATTAGTCTGGTTTCGCTTGTCGTGCTGCCTCTCACAGTGTTCATGGTGTTACCTCCGTTTTATCGTCCCAGGCTCTTTTTGGCCTCTTCCGCCTCTTTCGCGTCCTTCTTGTCCGCCTTGGCTCTGGCCTTGGCGGCTTCCTTCTCCGCATCCGCCTTCTCCTGCTCCTGGCGGCTCAGATCCGCCTCTTTCAGATAGAAGTCGATCTGCTCCTCATCCAGACCGATGGACTGCAGCAGGCGGGCAGCAGTGTTCCGGGTGGATTTGCCGCTCTGGTATTTGTCCAGGATGCTGGTGATCTTGTAGATGGATTTGCTCTCCATCTCGTCTGCGCCGGGCTCCTCCTCGCCGGGCATCCCGGGCATACCGCCGGGCGGCACATCGGTCTCCATCTTCTCCGGCAGGCCGCCGATGCGGCGGATCTCCTTCTCCAGCTCTTCATCAGGCACCAGAACGCCCACGCCCACCATCTCCTTGATGTAGGTGGCAAACTGGGTCAGATCCTTCTCCTCGATGTCGCCGTGGACCATCTTGGGATAGTCGGAGATCCCCTTGAAGTGATCGCCGTTGATGTCGATCAGCCGGGGGATGGCCTGGTTGTTGAAAACCTCGCAGATCACGTCCAGATAGGTGCCGATGGCCAGGGCGAAGATCTGCGTCTTGGTGTCTGCCAGGGCGAAGCTGCCCACGGCATTCTGGCCCAGCATCACAAAGTCTGCCAGGACACTGGTTGCGATCCGCTTGTCATAGCGGTCGATAATGGCGTTGGTGTCGAACTGCCGGCGGCTGCCGGAGGACACAAGCTCCAGCTTCCAGCCATTCTCGCCTCCGGGGAGGACCAGGCCCTCTCTGGCGTCTCTGCGTATGCTGGAAACGATCATTTCCGCCTGGGCCAGGGCCTGGGCCATCTCCTGATCGCTCTCATCCCACAGATCCAGCCCCTCGGGGCCATACAGCACCGGGAAGCCGGCCAGATCGCGCTCCATGCCGTAGCCTTCGATCTCCTCCAGCCGCTTCTTGAAATAGTAGGCGCGGTATGCGGTACGGAGGATGGATCGGCCTTCCGGGTTGTCCTTGCGGCTCCTGGTGCGGAAGTGGAGGGCCTTTTCGATGGGGATGGTTACTTTTTTGAAGGTGGGCGGGGGAACCTGGGTCATACCGATCAGATCATCGCTGTCGTCCTTGTACTCCCAGCCATACAGGGTGTCCTGGCTGCGGATCGGCAGCTTCCGCCATCCGATCAGGCCGTCGGCGTGTTTGCTGTTGGTGATGGGGGATGTGGTCTTGCCCACCCGGCGCTTGTACACGATCTCATGGTAGCTCCAGCCGTAGGTCAGGAAAGACAGGATTTCAGAGATTGTGTCCGCCCATGTCCGCTCCATGTCGTCCATGCAGCTTTCCACAAACTCCGCGCATTCCTTGTCCTTGGCGGATTCGCCGCCGGGCTCAATGTGGAATTCGCACTGCCGCATCAGCATCTCGATGGCAAACAGGATCGCGCCCACCGTGGCGTCGTTGTCGGCCATCTCTGTGTAGGCCTGAACGCCCTTGGTGCCCCGCAGCTCATGCAGGAATTCCTCGAAGAAGATGCTGCCGGATCCCGCAGGACCATATCTAAGTTGGCCTATCCGGCCGATCTCTTTTGACATTTGATCTTTCCTCCTTTATTTCAGCCAGTAGCTGCTCTTCAGCGTCACGCTGCGGCTGTCGCTCTTGGGCGGTCCGCTGCCGGTGGCCATCTTCTCCAGCTCCAGGAAGCCGGTGCTGCTGGCGTCGGCCATGTCCTTGAATTTGCGATCCGGGAAGCCATCCATCTGGGCCAGATAGGCCGATGTCCATGGGGCATTGAGTACATACACGTTGCCCTTTTCCGATCCCTTCACGCCGATCCACTGAGCGGAAAACGGCTCCGCTCGGGTCTCCTTGCTGCCGCTCTCTCTTTCCACATTCACGGAAAAGCCGCTCAGCAGCTTTATGTACTGATCCGCCTGATCCTTGCCGGCCTGGCCGGGGTCCTGGTTCATGCGGATCCGGTATTTCGATTTATAGGCGGCCTTGTCCGCCTTGGCCGTGTTCAAAACGGTGTTTCTCACGTCGCTGGAGTTGAGCCGCAGGTTGATCACATCGGCGATCACATACCCGCCGCTCTTCCGCCGGCCGATCAGAACGCCGGCCGTGTAGGCAGGTCCATCCTCGGGATTGTTCTGCTTTTTGTCCTCGGTGCCGGCCAGGTCCCATGCCCGGACCCATCGCGTCACATCATCCGGGATCTCGTCGATCAGCGTCACCTTGTTGCGGGGGAAGTACATGCCCGCCGCCGGCCGGATGTCCCAGTTGCCGCCCAGCAGCCGCTCCTGCTCCACCAGGGGCAGGGCCTGCAGGTTAGCCAGGTAGCTGGGATCGTTTTTCATCAGGATCTTGTTGTCCTGCAAGGTGGAGAGGATGAAGGTGGCGCTCTTGGGGCCGATCAGCTGCCGGTACTCGGTGCCGTCCCACTGGAAAAACTCCCGTGTTCCGGTGATGACGTACAGAACGCCATCCTCGCCCGGCTGGATCACCGTCTGCTTCTTGCTGTCCTTCTCGTCCAGGATGAAAAGCTCATCCTTGTCCCAATGGCTCTTGTCCACTTTCCGGATCTCGCCATCAAACTGGTAGCGCAGCAGCTCCATGCGCCCCTCTCCCCAGATCACCTCACCATTGAGGCGGATGAACCAGCGGATCTTTCCGCTGCGCTCCGGGATTGCCAGGCCGTTGGGACCGATCCACCAGTCGATGAATTGCCGCACCCAGCTATCCGGGTCCGGGTTGGTCGTGGCGCGGATATAGCCATCAACGCCGGAATCGGAGCGGATACGGGAAAACATGTACCAGAACACATCCTCGTCGAAGTGGGTCAGCTCGTCAAAAGCGATCAGCGGGATCTGGGAGCCCTGATAACTCAGACAGTCGGCATATCTCTCCAGGTGGCCGAAAACCACCTTGGCGCCGCTGGGGAATGTAAATTGAGGGTTTGGCGTCTTCTTGGGCCTGGCCCCGATCTGGGGCAGCAGAGCCATGGCGGAGTCCCACAAGCCGCCGTTGGTGAAGATCTGGGTGTTGTTGCGGCGGAAGATCACGCTGTTGAAGCGCGGATTGTCGCTGTGGCGGCATTCCTCCAGCAGCAGGGCGTAGGTCTTGCCGCCACCAGCCGCTCCGCCATAGATCACCAGATCCGCCGGGGAAGACAGGAACTCCTCCTGCTTCGGCTGCGGTCGTATATTCATGGCGTCACCGTCTTTCTAAAATTTCACAATCCCCATGGCGATCAGCATCAACCATCCTGCTACTCTCCGGCCGTGT